AGGAGAAGAATATGATAGAGGACAAAGCAAAGATTGAGTCTATACTACGTGAGTATAGTTGTCTCAAACAGCTGGTTGATGTTAGGAGGGACTTATTGAACTTGAAAGACTGTTCAATGCGAACCGAAATCCTTAGCAAGATTGACAATGCTATGGAGCTCAAGTCTTATAAAGATAAGGAAAATATCTTTAAGGAGAATGTTGCTACCATAGCTAGTCTTAATGCTGAGGTTGATTCTTTGAAGAGGTCACTTAGTGACCTAGAATCATCCTTTTATCCATCTACCCCTGTAATCTCTGAGTCCGACGGTGGCGGATTTAAGTTCGCTACTGCCGTCTTAGTCATACTTCATATTATTCGTTCTTTCTAGCCTAAGACTAATCTGTGCACGTCGCGCAGAGAGTTTAACAAACATCCTAACAAGGAGCATGTTATGAGTGGATCAATGAAGACCACAACTCTGAGCACGGCGGACTACAGATTGTACGCTCTAGGTGTCACCAAGAGGCAACGAGACCAGTTTACTGGCCTTGTTTCCAAGTGGTGTCAGTGTTCGGGTGTGGAATGGACCATAAAGAGACTTAAATCTCTTAAGGTAGCATTCTTACACCATGCAGGACATCGTCCCTTTGATTTACCTTGGGTTGCTACATCGAAAGATGGGCTACCAAAGGGTATCATCGGTGAGATGTTCCGCATAGGTTTGAAGGACAAAAAGAGATTTGTAAGGGTACTTAATACCTTTATGATTTACTCTCAATTTGAATCTTCAGTGATCACAGATTCCCAAAAGGAAAAGTTTATGGTTGGGCTATTAGCCCCCCATATACCTTGTGATCCTCTACTTTTGAATGATTTTGAGAAATCAGTCAGAAGAAGAAACCGCGTAACACTATCGGTTAGGCGCGGAGGAAACCACTTGTTAGAATATAGTGGTTCTCCTGACAAGAGATCACCGGTTATGTATTCGGTGAGATCAACCCCACAAGACAAAAATCTGAATAAAGAACTCTTCATCTTTAATTGTACACCAGGTATCCTGTTGTACGAAAAGTTTAAAGAACTTTATGATCCTGTTATTCAAGGATCTAAGATGCAGGTCGAGTTGGGTACGTTAAGGAAGTCTAACATGGAACTTAAGGATGGAACCTTACCTTGCGGTAAGATATCATTCATACAAGAACCCGGTTATAAACTTCGTTCCGTAGCAAATCCATTAAGGATTCACCAGATGGCTCTCAAGCCCTTTGGAGACGCGATCTATGATCACGTTCGTTCCTTACCCTGGGATTGCACCCATGACCAAACAAAAGCCCACCCTTATATTCAAGCACAGTTACGTGCTGGTGAGGTTGCCCACTCAGTAGATTTATCTAATGCAACGGATTTCTTTCCGTTGGATCTGCAGCTTGCTGCACTGAAGGCATTATTTGGAAACATTAGTGATATATCGTTATTTGAAACGATATCTCGCGGAAGTTGGAGTTCCCCTTTCGGTAATCTTGCTTGGAAACAAGGTCAGCCATTAGGATTATATCCTTCTTTCGGGTGTTTCACATTGACTCACGGATACCTTTTATGGTATCTGAATGATAAGCGTCACAACAATGAGTTCTTCGTTGTCGGTGATGATGTTGTCATACTATCTGACACTTTATTCATAAAGTACAGAGAGTTCCTTGATCAACATGGTTGCCCGTATTCTCCAGACAAGACAATCTCTTCAAATTGTCTTTCTGAATTTGCTGGTAAGGTTATCACACCCGATGGTGTGTTTCCTACCTTCAAATGGCGTCGTATGAGTGATGATTCTTTCATAGACGTTTGTAAGAATATAGGCCGGAGGTCACGTTTATTACTAAGCCCAAGACAGAAGGCAGTTTTTGACAAAGTTTGTCATTATCTACCACCTGTAGGTCTTGGTTTCTCATTGCCAGGAGACGATTATGTCTCAATGGCGATAAGGACTGAGCAATTGGTGCTTCCTACTAAAGCGTGTCTTAGGTCCTTAATGGGCCTAAGTGGGAGAATCAATAAGTATTTATATACTGATTTCACCCAGGAACATTTCGAGGAAGTAATTCCTCGAATTGTTTCCACCTTCGACGAGAAGGTTAGACGTGTTATTGAAAATACAATTTTCAGTAACTATCAAGCTGTTCAATCTCTGATTGATGGGCTTGAATGTCTTCCTGATCAAACTGGGCAG